CGCACAGCAGGTCGGATCGGACTTCTTTGTCCTTCCCTCTTCTGTCCATGAGACGCTGATCCTGGCAGATGACGGGACAGCGGAGCCGGACAGCCTGCAGTTTATGGTGCGGGAGATCAACCAGTCCACGGTGGCACCGGAGGATAGACTCTCCGATTTTGTGTATCACTATGATGCTAAGGATCATGTGCTGGAAAGAGCAGAAACCTTTGCCGCGAGGATGGCCCAGAAGGAGCAGGAAGTGGAAAAAGCTTCGCCGGAGGCGGAGAAAACTGCACCAGAGGTGGAGAAATCAGGAGAGCCGTCTGCAGATCCGGAGCGGTTATATCCAGGAACGGCCGCCGGTGCAGCCCAGGAACGGCCCGGAACGAGTAACCATATCCGGAGACGGAAGACGCGGAGAGGAGTCTCCCGTTATTCGGCTGGGTTAAGACGTCCCGGCGGAAGCGCTCGAAGAGATCCGCGAACGAGATCGAGACTTCCGGAGGGCTCTCAGCCTTATGATAATTAATCAGAGCCTCGAATGCCTCAGCGTACGACGGGAAGGTTCCGACGGTTATATATATCGGCCGGCCGGACGGATCAGATCCGGCGCGGCTCTTCGCGAGATACGGGTTCCGGAGTTTACCGGAGAGATGAACGATTGACCCGTACCCGTTCGGGAGACGTTTATATTTTTTTATCCTCATAATTTGACGTCTCCAAATTTTCATGGTATAATAAATTATTGCTATTATCTTTGTTCTCCGCTGAATCCGCTCCGGATACGCCAACCGGGGCGGGTTCTTTTTTTGCCTTTTTTAGTAAGATCGCGGTCGCCGTTCCGACGATCTCCCGATCCTCATCACGGGATATAATCGGCGTCGCCTTCGGATCGTCCGACATAAGGACGGAAATTTTATCCCGATAAGCAGCCAGACGAAGCAGCTGCTCTGCCTCGAAAGACTTATAAAGGACAATATCGCCGATCTCCGGTTCCGTCTGGAGCTCGATCCGGACCTCAGATCCGCGAGGGATCGCCGCGAGGTCTGTCCGATCCTGGTTATAAATCAGATACGGAGAAGGAATATCCTGCGGCGCGGTGTCTCCGAGAAGATCCGGGACCGTAATCCGGAAGAATCGCGCGATCGGCTCGAGCTTATCAAACTGCGGGAAGCCTTTACCGTTAAGCCAGACGGAGACCGTCGCCGGCTTTACTCCGAGATACTTCGCGAGATCGACCTGAGATCTTCCGGAATCCGCGAGAAGATCCGCGAGCCGTTTACTAAAGTTAATCACATAAATCACCCCCGTTTTTTTGATGGTGCCATTATAACATAAAAAAATAAAATTATTTTAATTTTCCTATTGCAATTAAAATTAATTTGTGTTAAAATAAGAATCGAGCCAGGAAAAAACAATACAGGAAGGCTCCGGAGGTGATCGAATGGAAGAAGTAAAACAGGCGACACGCCTAAAGATCGAGCGAGTATCTCGCGGGCTAAAGCTCGCGGATATCGCTCATCTCGTCGGAGTATCATCGGCGACCGTATCAAACTGGGAAAAAGGAGAGACGTATCCGGATATCGATAAGGCGATCGAGCTATCCAGATATTACGACGTTCCTATTAAAGAGCTTTTTTCGGAATGCTTCGGGAATTGATCGAAAAGATGGCATAAAGGAGGGAAGGACATGAAAACATTAAATCTCATATCCTCGATCGTAATACTCGCCGGGCTGCTCATAACAACCGGCTCCGCGATCGTACTCGCAGCCGCAAACGACTGGGGCAGCTTCGCGGCCTGTTATATCGGCCTCGCAATCATAGCCGCCGGCGGGCTCGGATATAAGCTGACGGATAAATAACAGATCTCGCGCGGAAGCGATCGCGCCGGTCCGACTCCGGCGGAGATCTTTACCGGGCAACCGGAATAATATCAGGGAGGACAAAGGATGGAAAGGATTCATGGCTTTATCGACCAGGGCGACCAGACGATCACGATCTGGCTCTCCGGAGACACGGAGAAGGAGATCCGGCTTCTCGCGAGACTCAAAAAGGCATTTATCGAGGAGCTTAATCAACTGATCTCAGAAGAGGACTGGTACAACTGCCGCGAGGTGCTCGAGACCGGCGGAGAGCTCGCTCAATTTATCAGCGTAAAGATCGCAGAAGCGGAGAGGAGGGCGAAGGATGCGGCTGTATGAAATCGCGGAAGCATATCGAGCGCTCTCGGATCAGCTCGAAGCAGCTCAGACGCCAGAGGAGATGAAGCAGACGCTCGCGGATACTCTCGAAAGTATCGAGGGCGACTTCGAGGACAAGGCGGAGAACATGGCCGCATTAATCGCGGAGTATACCGCGACGATCGAGGGGTGCAAGGCGGAGATCGCTCGTCTCACCGGCAAAGCAGCCAGGGCAGAGAACGCGATCGACAGTATTAAAAGCTATCTAAAAGCCGTCATGAATATGACCGGCAAGAAGAAATTAAAAGCGGGGACCTGGACGATCTCGATCGCGAAGAACGGCGGCAAGGCTCCGATCATCTGGAAGATCATTCCGGAAGATATCGACCTCGAGGCGATTCCGGAGAAGTACGTCCGGAGATCAGCGCAGCTGAACACGGCCGCGATCCGGGAGACACTCGAGGACGGCGGGTTCCTCAGCTTCGCGGAGCTCGGAGAACGCGGGGACTCTTTGAGAATTAAATAATCGATAGAAGGAGACAAAGATATGGCGGAATTTATTGTAATTTACGGAAAATCCGGCTCCGGAAAATCGCGCTCGTTATGCGGCTTCGGTCCGGAAGAGATCTTTTATATTAACGTCACGGGGAAGAGGCTCCCGTTCCGGACAAAATTCAAATACGAATTTAAGAGCTCGGACGTCTCGCTCATTAAAGCCGGGCTGAAGAAGATGCCGTGCAAGATCGCAGTAATTGACGACGCGACATATATCATGACGAACCGCTTTATGGAAGGACACTCAGCTCCGAAGAAGGGCGCGGATACTTTTTCACTTTATAACGATATCGCGGACGAATTCTTCGGACTCATCAATTTTATTAAATATCAGCTCCCGGACGACGTGCTCGTCTTCGTCATCATGCACGAAGAGACGAGCGACTACGGAGATACACGGCTCCGGACGATCGGAAAGCTGCTCGATCAAAAGGTATGTATCGAGGGCCTCGCGACGATCGTACTCCGGTGCGTAACCCAGGGCAAGGAGCATTATTTTCTAACCCAGACGGACGGCTCCGATATCACGAAGTCGCCGGAGGGTATGTTTACAGACGAGAAGATTCCGAACGACCTGAAGGCCGTCGCGGATCAGATCATAAAATACTATAAACCAGAGGAGGACAAAGAAGATGCTGCATTATAAGAACCTTGACGCCGCTCAGACGAGCGAAGCCGGGAGCCGATCTCTCCCGGCCGGCGGATACGTCGCCCAGATCGTCGGAGCCGTACAGACGGAGAGCGCGGAGAAGCATACCCCGCTGCTCGAGATCCGTCTCGAGATCGCGGAAGGAGAATACAAGGGAATCTTCTCCGCAAAGGTACAGACGCCCGGAACATGGCCGAACGCGGGGACGTACAGACTCACGCTTCCGGATGATCCGAATATCCCGGCAGACGACTGGAGGCTGCAGCGCCTCGCGGGGATCGTTACAGCCGTCACGGAGTCGAATTCCGGATTCGTCTGGAGACACGAAGAGCGAGACCTGCGCGGCCGGTTCGTCGGCGTACTTTACCGCGACGAGGAATTTATCGGACGCCAGGATGGCGAGAAGCACGTCAGCGCAAAGCCGGCGTTCTTCTGCTCAGCGGACCGGATCAGGCGCGGAGACTTCCAGGTGCCGAAGCCGAAGCTGATCCGGGAAGACGCCCAGGCACGGCCGGCAACGTATACAAGCGTCCCCAGGGATGCAGGATTCGGAGAGTTTAATCCCGTCGAGGCTACCGTCTCCGGGGATAAGAATCTCCCGTTCTAAGGAGGAGACGAGATGAACGACCAGACCGATCTGCTTCTCGGATATCTCAAAGCTAACAAGACAATAACAGCCGCCGAGGCCATGAACGTGCTCGGGATCGGCCGTCTCTCCGCTCGGATCTTTGATCTCCGGGCGGAGGGATACGATATCAGCATGCAGCTGAAGAGCGGCCGGAACCGTTACGGAAAAGCGATCTCGTACGGAGAATATAGACTTGAGGCGGCGCAAGATGAGACCGGACAGCTTCGTTTTTTATAAATCCTTCTATACCTCGATAAACGAAATCCCGGAAGAGTATCAGCTGAGAGCGTACAAGGCTCTGATCGAGTACGCTCTCAGCGGGGCAACCCCGGACGACTCAGAGCCGTGGATAATCCGCGCGATATTTAAGGCTAATCAAATCAACATTGATAAGCAGATCGAAGCATACGAGAACGGAAAGCGCGGAGGAAGACCGAAGAAGGCAGAAAAAACCGGGGATATTGAAAACGAAAAGGGGGGTTTTTCAGAAAAAAAAGGGGGGTTTTCAAATTCGAAAACCTATAAAGATAAAGATATAGATAAAGATAAGGATAAGGATAAGGATAAGGATAAAGATAAAGATATAGAGAAAGATATAAAAGAGAACGGCGCGGAGCGCGTTATATCTATCAGCTCAGCCGATAAGATCGATTATAAATCTATTATCGACTATCTTAATCAAAAAGCCGGACGGAGCTATCGCGTAACGGAGAAGACCCGGAGACTAATCCGCGCCAGGATAAACGAAGGATTTACGGAAGCAGATTTTTATAAAGTTATAGACCATAAGACGAACGTCTGGCTGAACGATCCGAAAATGAGCCAGTATCTCAGGCCGGAGACGCTCTTCGGGACAAAATTCGAGGGATATCTCCAGGATCGGCAGGAATACCGGGAAAAATATATAACCGGCGAGCTGCCGTTCTAAGGAGAGCCAAAGGAGAACATCATGGATAACGCATTTATAACAGAGATAAACAGGATCGCGGAAGCCGGAGCGGCTAACAGATCCGGCGATACCGTAACGATCGACGGGATCAGATACTGCGCGAATTGCAAAAAGCCGATCGAGATCCGGCGGAACGTACTCGGGACGGAGAGGCTGCTCCCGATCATCTGCGACTGCCAGAGGGAAGAGGAACGACGCCGGAAGGAAGCAGCCAGGCTGCAGACGCTCGCAGACGCGCGGAGAAGATGCTTCTCCGGAGAATATACGAGACTCTCGACGGCGAGGATCTCCGACGCATATCTCGAGCACCCTCGCGAGGCTGGAATCGCGAAGAGGTATATCGACAGGTTCGCGGAATTTTATCAGGATCAGCAAGGGCTGCTTCTATACGGCCCGAACGGAACGGGGAAAAGCTTCCTCGCAGCGGCGATCTGTAACGCCTTGATCGAAGGCGGACACGACGCACACTTCGCGACGTTCTCACAGATCGACGCCCAGACGTCCGGATTTAAGGAGGACAGGCGGACATATATCGAGAGTCTAAACGAATACGCGCTTCTGGTCCTTGACGACCTCGGAGCGGAGCGCAAATCCGACTATATGCAAGAGCTTGTATTTACGGTCATAGACTCGCGATACAGCTCTGGAAAGCCGGTTATTATTACGACTAATCTATCGCTCCAGGATCTAAAGAACCCACAGACGGCACAGCAAGCGAGAATATACGACCGCGTTCTCGAGATCTGTTATCCTGTCGAGATGTCCGGAGCAAGTATCCGGAGGAAGGACACAAAAAGAAGATACTTCGAAACGAAGAGCAAGCTCGAGGAAGGAGAAACGGATGAACGATAACAAGTGCATTTTTTGCGGCCAGATCATACCGGAGGGCCGCCAGGTATGCCCGGCATGCGAACGGAGAGCCGTCGCCGGCAAGCTGAACCGCGCTGAGATCCGGAGGATACAGAAAGAGACGGAGAAAAAGAGCCGCGTATATACCGTAACAGATAAGCAGCTCGAGAAGATGGTAAAGCGGGCAGCGCTCGAGATGCTCGATAAAGGCATCCGGGAATTCAGAGACGAAGAGCTCCCGATGATCCGCGAAGACGTCCGGAAGATCCTCAGCCTGTATCAGTCCATCTGGAGAGATGTGCTTGGTGAGATGGGTCTGCTCACCAGAGACAATGCAAAAGAGATCCTGACCAAGACTGCAGAGAGATGGAATCATGTGGATGATCTCATCATGAATGGCAACATCCATGAGCTGCAGCAGTACGCAAACAGCCTTGGAGCGGATGAGGATGTGTTCCTTGGTGATCTGCTGGAGCGCAAGGATACACCTGAGCATATTGCGGAGATTATACTGGAGGATGATGACAATGGCTGACGATTTAATCAGCAGACAGGCGGCGATTGATGCGACATGGGAAGAGCCGATGTACACAGACCCCTTGAACGTACTAACGGAAGTCAGAGACAGACTCGAGGCGTTGCCGTCCGCACAGCAAGACATAGCAGAAAAACTATATCTGTATAAGTGCTACATCACTGATCAAGAAGGTTTGCAACATGAAGTTATACATACAGGCGATATAAGGAGAGTGACAGGATGGGAGATTTAATCAGCAGACAGGCGGCGATTGATATGTTTCAGAATCTGGCTTATGACGACTGGAATCAGGGTGTATCAACATCGTGGGCTGATGCATATGCTGAATGCGCTGAAATGATAAAAAATCTGCCATCCGCACAGCCGGAGCGGAAGAAGGGGAAGTGGATTATCGTAACAGACAGCCGAGGGCGACACGTCGACGACGGCCAGATCGTCAGCGTATCCTGTCGAAAGCTATACGGAGACGTCGCGCGGTGCGAGGTCGAAATCTCGGACGAGGGGTGAGAGGATGGGACGGAAGGAGCGGGCGAAAGGCTGGGCGAGCTACGGAATAACCCAATGGCGGAAGAGGGAAATCATGGCATGGTGCCGACAGTACGACGACTGGCGGAGCGCGATCTCGTACGGGCTGAGCGGAATCGCCCAGGGCTCCGGAGGGAGCGGCGGGAACAAGATATCGAGGCCGACGGAGGCCCAGGCACTCAGGAACGAGCGATATTATCAAAATATCGAGATCGTCGAGAGCGCGATCCGGGACGTCTGTCCTCAGATCTACGACGAGATGCTCGACAACATAGCGAGAGGGATACCGTTCTCATATCTCGGAGTCCCGTATACGGAGCGGGATTTTTACGCGATCAGGATCGCCGTTTACGCCTTGATCTCCGAAAGAAAGAAAACGTGACCGATTTCAAACGATAAACTATGATATTTTAATATCGTAAGATCATAGCCAGAACCACGGCAGCAACTGATGCAGCAGACCAACCCCAAAACGCAGCCGGGCCGCATACCCGGAATAAAACCTTCCAATTTTCAAAGTTAAGCCGGGTGAAATCGAGACCGGCTCCCGGCGGGGACTCAGGAGGGGAGAAAAACGAAGCACGAAGAGAATTATCGAGACGAGGCCGCAAGGCCTTTTTATTCTTCCGGAGCATGGCAAGAATGCCGGCGAGCATATAAAAAATATCGATCATATCTCTGCGAGCGGTGTCTCAGCCGCGGCCAGATCGTACGCGGAGAGATCGTTCACCATATCAAACCATTAAACGCCGGGAATATTAACGACCCGGCAATATCTTTATCCTGGGATAATTTGCAGCTCGTCTGCCGGAAGTGTCACGGAGAGATTCACGCGGAGAAAAGATTTACAATCGACGAAGACGGCCGCGTCGTCGCGATCGATATCCCCCCCGGAGGAGAATCGTAAAAACGGCCTACCCCAC